AGGTGATCAGTCACCTTATGCTGCGTTTTTTAACCTACCATATCCGCCTTTCTATTTAACACTTAAAGGGTTTTACGGACAAGCAATCAGATACCAATTAAATTTGATATCTTTCAATGCAAGTTTCAATACTTTTTCAGGTAACTACCAAGTTAGTTTGAAGTTTTATGGTTACAAATATAATATATTAAATGAGATTACCTTGGCTAGTGTACTTGCGGTGTCACACATGTACGAGTCGAGATATACAGTTAACCAGGCTGACCCAAACTCATCAACGAGCACTCCACAAAGTTTAGTGGTGGAGGGCGGAACTCAGAAAATAAATGAGGTTTATAGTGAGTATAAAGCAAAGGCTCTCATACCAAAAGATTTTCCTGAGCTTAGTTTACCTGCACTTTTGAATAGACTCGAATTATTTGAAAAGAATATCGAAAATTCATGGACTAAAGTTAACATAGAAAGCGTTACACAAGCCAAAGTTTTTAACAATCATTTAATAGATTATGAAAGTAAGGTCTTTGTTGGAAACAATTCTTGGTATACAAAAAATATTGATACATCATTACCTGTAGTGCTGACAGATGGATTGACCGTTTACCAATTAAAGAAGGATGTTAAAGAAGGTAAGACAGCTGCAGGAGCATCATCGGCACAAGAAGCTCAGGCTAAATTAAATGAAATAATAAAAGATCAAAATACCAAATTGGCGACTACTCCTGTTTTCGGATCAGATGTTGCTAAAGATAAAAATTTAGTCGTTAAAAATGATGTCGATTTAGGAGATTTTATTGTAAAGGTAAATCCAAAAACAATAGACGTTGCAGGAACCTATAAACTTAGGACCAAAAACTCAACCCCACTAGTAGGCGATGCTTTAGTACAGTATAGACAACAAATTAATAATGAACTTGGATTTGGGATTCTTACAATTCCTGATCCTGGAAAAGAACCACAGGTTGATTTGTATATTTTTGAAGGGGCGAATAGATTCGTTGGTCTGATAGAAAAAATGAGACAAAGATTGAATGAACTCGCTCAAGCTGAAGAAGAAAAATTAACTTTACAACTTGCGGCAAGATTTGAAGACAAAGCAACGGGGATTGGATTTGTACCAACAATCAAAAATGTTATTACAGTAATAATGGCCAGCGCTGAGGCGTTTATAAGATTGATGGATGATGTACATAAAGATGCGTGGGAACAAAGAAACGACCCTGATAGAAGAAGAGCGATTTTGAAATATCCATCATCTGATGCAAAAGATAGTGTGTCTATTGTGGGTAAAGAAGACATCGACCCAATTTATCCTTGGCCTCAATTCTTTGTTGAAAACAACGGAAATGGAGAGAAATTCCAAATAAAATATCCGGGAGACCCTAGCGTTGTTGATTTAACAAAGGGGTATAATAAAGAGAAATGGCCCGAAATTCAATTTGTTGAAGAATTTATAAAGGCTCAGACAGAAAAAAAGGCACCGGTTAAAGAAGCTGGATCGGAAGAAAACCAAGAACAAAGTATTAATAGACTTACTTTAAACGCTCTCGAATTTCCACAAACAAATATTCCGTATTTTTCTAAAGAAGAGGTTAAGTTTTTCTTTGAGATATGGGAAAGAACTTATTTATCATCACACTATACAAGATTATACCAAGGTGGTAATGTGAAATCTATTTACGAAACATTAGGTAAAAACGAAGCCAATAATATTAAAGTTGCATTAGGTATATCAAGTCCATACTTAATCCAAAAGTTAAAGAACTATGGATTCAATTTCCAAAACTACTTGGGATTCATGTCACACATTTCGAATCAAGGAACAGGTCCATCTATCCAAAAACTAATAAGGGATATTTTTGTAACACCATACATCAAAGGTGAGGTGGAAGAAGACTTCAATATTTATGACAATTCAACAATCGCTTCAGATAGTCCATCTGTTAATTTTGGTTTGGATCCTAAGGATTTGGCTGACTTAAACAGTTTAATCAAAAAAAATAGGAAACCTGATTTTTGTGATACTCTTCCTTTTACAGATAGCGATTGGAATTTAACTAATTTAGCCCAAGGAGTTTCAAGTCAGGATGGTTTTTTTTATGAAACAAAGAATACACTATTCATCAATACTGAAAAGAAAGTTATCTCTAATTTTGAAAAAGAAACAACAAGTATACAAGTAAGACCTGTAACTAATTTCTCATATAAAAACTTTAATATCCCTCTTGTAGTAAATAACAATCTTGATACATTCTACACTGCAAGAGTAAAAGACCCTTCGAAGTTTGTTGTTACAGAAGGAATAATAAATAATTCAATCACAGCAAGATTATCACCTGAGACAACAACATCATTATTGAATACACCATATTTTGTAAATGCAATTCAGAATGGTGTACAAGATTGGAGAGACAAAAAAGAATATCCGTTTGTTCAAGGTGCGTATCTTTTATTGAATTCGTTGCCACTTGCCACATTGAGAGAAAGATATAAAAGCAGGAATGCACTTGCTGATTTGGATTATATTGCTTCTTCACTGAAAAGATTCGGCGCGATTCACAAAATGCCGTATCCATGGATTCTTAAGATGGGATCAATATATCACAGATATAAAAGAGTAGTTCAAGATAGTGTTGATATACTTGACACATGTTGGACTAATTTTGATTATGTTAAAAACTTTGATCCAATAGGAAATAATATAGATAAAACATACTCTTTAAGTTTTGACGGTGTTAATAGAGAAATTATCAATTTACAATCATATTCGGCACAAACCTTACCATTACCTGGAGTAGTTATAGGGATATTTACCGCCACAACGACAACAGTTCAAGGGGGATTTTATCCAAAATTAATTAATGATTGTAATATGTTTTTTAATGGATCTGATTGTTTTACCACTTATAGTGATACTGAAATACAATTATACGCTGATTCAAACCTTAAAGTTGCAAGTATTGAATCTGGAAATATTAATCAAAACTACATCTCAGGAACAAGTATATTTAATAACTTTAAAATGAGACCATGGTCTGTTGCTATGAAGAGAACAGGAGCTGAGAGTTATTATACAATACCTTCGTTCGGGTCTCAATATAATCAAGTAACATTGTCGGTTTTTAAACAAACAACAGAAGGAAATTTTATTGCACAAGAAAACTTATTATCAAACAACTCAATATACAACGGAACCGTAAGATCGTTTTGGGGAGCACCGAATTATGGTTACTTTGATAATAGATTTGCATCTAAGCCAGCATATAATCAATATATTAATTTTATTAATCCAACACAACCTGTTTCACCATTTAAATTAATGAACGCACAAGTTGAATACTCTAGCGTGGAGGAAATTTTTAGTGTGTTTACTAAAACACAACTTGAAAAATTTGAGTCCGAATTTTTAAAATTTTCAAAATCAGTTTACAATATTAATGATGTTGTAGGTCCATCTCAACCTAAGGTTACTTTAAACGTTGATCCAAATGACCCTGACAGATATTTAAAAAATTTCCAATTAATGGTTAGGGAGTTTATGGAGATTTCAGCACCGCTGTCAGATCCATTTGAATTAATAAATGCTTCAGGTCCAATAACACTATCGAATCAAGATTATTTAAAAGGTGCAATAACAAACCAATTCGGTAATATAACAACCATATTAAATAATTTTATGGAATATGATGTTGTTATTAAATTAGGTAATCCGAGTAACTACGATAGAAGATTGTTTGATAGTTTTTTACCTAATTATGAAACAGGATATGAGTTTTCGGATACATCACAAAATGCAAGTCAACCAACACAAACAGGATTTAGATTAGTCGACCCAATAAAATTTGACGTTTACATTCCAGGCAGCTTACCTACCCAAGGAGGTACAACAACACTTGCTGCTTCGGTATCCGCATATAGAGATGCTTGGAAAGAATTACAACTTGAGGTGGGATTTTCAACAATTCCTGGTGTAAGATATTCTGACCAAGGGTCGTACATAACTGATTTCTTTGTTACAAATGATATAAATTTTACAAAAGAAAATGTTAAATTATGTGCACCTCTTATTAAGATATTCGCAACTCAAAAACTATCGAATGGTGGTACTTTGAGTTTTTCACAATTTCAAAATAGTCTTAAAACTTATTCTGATAATCTAATAGATTTCCAAAAGAATATTTTTAATAATTTGATGACTTACTTACAAAAAGAGTTACCAAACATTTCAAGTGTACCTGAAGGTGGAATAAAATCTGCTATTGATGGTGAAATTGTTAAAGTTCAGTACTGGGAAATGTTTAAAGCTTTGAACGACAAATGGATTGCGGGTAACACATATAGTGAGGATACATTATTACAAGACTTTTTATTTGTTGATAGAGCTTCAAGGAATGTCGGTGATAAGATTTTAGTTGATCCTTTTGTTTTAAAGGACAAATTAAGATATCTAAATGTAGGGGCAAGTGTGTTTGCTTTGATTTCTAGTATTCTTGTTGAAAACCACTTTAGTGTGATGCCTTTACCTTCATATGTTAACTTTTATGGTATTCAAACACCTGATGGAACTAACAGACCAAGAACAGAAGCAAGTTCAGATTTTGCCAATAGTCTATGGGGAACGTTTTTGAGTGTCGATTATAGAAGATCATCACCGAAAATGGTTTGTTTTTATTCGGAAAAACCTTCAGCGTATGCTAATGGAGCCGGTAACAAAGACTATCGATATAAGAATGATTCGTTTGCATGTAAAAGTGTAACAGATAACCCACTATTCGAAGATCAAACCAATAAAACTGATTGGTCCCTATCAAATAGATGTGTTGCGTTTAACGTTGACATGGGAGTAAGAAATCAGGGGGTGTTTTATAACTTTAGTATATCACAAGATTTAGGTAAGGCAACAAGTGAGAGTTTAGCTGCGACAAATCAATTGGGTAACCAAGCCTCAGGAAGACGAGTTACATCTCAGAATGTTTCTTTATTAAACATTTATAATGAAAGAAGTTATCAAGCAAACGTGGTTGCCCTCGGAAATGCGTTAATTCAACCTATGATGTATTTTTGTCTGAACCATGTACCAATGTTTAACGGTTCTTATTTGATAACAGAGGTTAACCATACGATATCACCAGGAGTTTTTCAAACATCGTTTGTTGGAACGAGACAAAGAATTTTTGCGGCACCTAGAATCAATAATTATTTAATTAGTCTTAATCAAAATTTATTACAAAAGTTAGAAGACAAATTAAAAATTACTCAGACAGCACCAACAACCGCTGCGACAACTGAAACAAGTAAAAAATCAAATGCTGCTCCAAATTCTTGTGTTGGTAGTTTGAATAAAAAATATGAAAAATACGTTGCGGAGAATTCACAAGAAACTAAGACAACAACTTTAGATTTATTTAATAATATCTATAAAAACAGAACAGTAAGTCTATCTGATAGACAACAAAAAACATTAACGTTTGCCGCTTTTGCTTTTGCATATGTAACGTCCTATGAAAATAGTATGATTCAAGGATATAATAACAACTATGGTAATGTTGATTTGGGTCAAGATTGGGGGGGAGCTGGTACTAATAATTTCTTAACGACTTATTGTTGTGTTAATATTGGTACTGATAGAGGATCAAAACCAAAACCATTTGCAAATTTTGCGTCAATAGATAACTTTAGTAAACTTATAATATCAAGATTACAACAAAACTTTGATCAAATTAAAGAGTTTTATCCTGGTACAATATTACCAACAGCAGATGCCTTGTATAACTATTTTAAAGCTGCTTGGCCTAAAAATAGAACAACAAAAAAAGAACTAGAGGATTTTGAAAAAAATCAAGGGAAAGAAGTTAGAGCAAAATTCGACAAAGCTGTTTTAGAAATTAGAGCGTTAGCTCCTCAGTTGAATATTGACCTTGCAGTTAGTACTCCTTCTCCGTCATCCTCTCAAAACGTGCCAAATGTTACACCAACACCTACACCTTCTCCTGCAGCCGTAAACCAAGTTCAAACACCTAATGCGGATGATAGAACAATATTAAGTGATGCGGGAAAGACAGGATCAATAGCTTATACGTTGAATGCGTCTATGTCTTCGAATGGATTGTTAACTATTACAGGAAATATTGGTTCATCACCACTATCAAAATCCTACAAACTGAAAGTATATTTAATTTCTTTTGAAGGAACACAATCTGAAACTGTAATAGGAGAGACCGAATTAACACCAAAATCTCTTGGACAAAACAATGGATACACATTTACAACATCCAAATCTTTTAGAAGGGAATGTGATATAGCAGCTGACCAAACAAACAGCTCAATAGGATTTAAAGTTCAAGTAATTGAATATCCTGAATACAAATATGCTAATACATTTAAAGTAATGAAGTATGATTGTCCAACAAGAAATCTATTGCCTGGTGATGTGGTTACTAATACGGTTTATGATCAGATAAACGCTAATCCATGCGCAATTTGTTATCCTAACGGAGGATCTGGTATTATAATTAATGGAAAAGAGTGTTTACCAAATACAAAACCACCAAGACAGAACATTTATGACATTACTACAGATAAGGATTCGACAGGAAAAATAATAAAAGTTACATTTACTATTAAACCTGATGCGGGTATTTGGAAAATATTTACGGGTAACTATAGTGAAAAATGTGTTGGAAGTAGTTCTTTTAATATTACTTCAGGCGATATATCTCAAAACAAACAAAGTATTTCATTTGATGTTTTGGATATAATTGATGGATGTGATTCTGGTGCATATACGGTTAAGTTGGAAGCGGTCGCACAACCTTATCTTGCAAATGGTCAATTGGATAATGTAAGACAACAACAATACGGTTCTTATGTGGTAGAAGGGATAATTTGATAATAACAATATATTTATAAATAAAAATAACATGGATATTAAAACAGCCTTAAACAATTACCTTGGAAAATCTAGTAGATATTCTGAGTTAGATAACGGTGACGGATCAAAAGAGGTTTGTGACTTAGATACGGGTGACTGTTATACAGTACGTATGAAAGACGGTCTTATTGAAAGAGTTGAAAACACTATGACAATAAATAAAAAAGTTAAAGTTGAAACTCGTCAAGGTTTCAAACAATTATTAAACGGGTAAAAAAATGAATTTAGATAAAAAAATAATTGCAGAGATTGCAAAGTTCAATAAAGTGAACAAATATATTATGGAACAAGATGCTGCTGCTTTACCGGCACCAGTTGAAGATCCCGCTGCTTTACCTGATGCACCTGCACCACCTGAAGATCCTACGGCTACACCACCAGTTGGTGCACCTGCAGAGAAAATAGATGTTGCAACAGATCCTGATGTTGAGAAAATCGACGATAAAGGAGATAGTGAAGAAGGAGATGGAACGGAAGAACTTGATATTACAGACTTAGTTAAGTCACAAAGTAATATTGAAACTAAACAAGATGATTATTTTGAAAATCTTTTTGGACAACTTTCTAATTTAGAATCTAAGTTATCTGAAATGGATAGTATTATGTCTAGATTAAATTCGATAGAATCTAAAATTGAAAAATATAGAACTAAAAGTCCTGAAGAAAGATTAGAACTGAGAAGTTATGATTCTTACCCATTCAACCAAAAACTTTCAGACTTCTTTGAAGATAAAGAAAAAGAAATGGAATTAACAGGTAAAAAAGAATATATTTTAACACCAGACGAAGTAACTGATATTAATGCTAGTGAAATTAAAGGAACATTCCAACCTTCAAAAACTGATGATAATCAAAACTACGGTAGTAGATAATTAAGAAAAAAATAATTTAATTTAAGGGATTACGATAGTAGTCCCTTTTTTTATTTGACAGATGAACAATGTTTGATTATATTTATTGTATAATAATTTATAAAACTTAAATCAAAAAAACATGAGTTCATTAGACGCCGTATTGGCACAGTATGAAAAATCGAAGCAAGCTTCAGGGGGTTCCCAATCTAAAATGTCTCAAGATGAAAGAATGAAGAAATACTTCGCTCTTATCTTAGAAGACAAAGAAAAAACAGGATCAAGAAAGATCAGAATTTTACCAACACCAGATGGTTCATCACCATTTAAAGAAGCGTGGTACCACGAAATTCAAGTTGGTGGAAAATGGCAAAAATTCTACGATCCAGGAAAAAATGACAACGAACGTTCACCTTTAAATGAGGTTTATGAAGAGTTGATTTCTACAGGAAAAGATTCAGACAAAGAATTAGCAAAACAATACAGATCACGTAAATTCTATATTGTTAAATTAATTGATAGAGACCGCGAAGAAGATGGTCCAAAGTTTTGGAGATTCAAACACAATTACAAGAATGAAGGTATTTTAGATAAAATCATTCCTATTTGGAGAAACAAAGGTGATATTACCGATCCTGAAAAAGGTCGTGATTTGATCATTGAGTTATCAAAATCTAAAACAGGTAACGGTAAAGATTATACAACAGTACAAACTATTATGTATGACGATCCAACACCTGTTCATGATGAGGCAGATCAAGCTAAGGCTTGGGTTAATGATGAGTTAACTTGGTTAGATGTTTATTCTAAGAAACCTGTTGAGTATCTTGAAGCAATTGCAAGAGGTGAGGTTCCACGTTGGGATAGCGATAAAGGTGGTTACGTTTATGGTAACGACGAAGAAGCTACTACATCAATCGGAGGATCAAAAGAACTTTTTGTTGACACACAGGCTGATCAAGAACCAGATGGTGATTTACCATTTTAATTTATAACGGGTGGGAATAAACTCCCACCCTTAATTTTTTATATGACATTTAAAGAAGAAATCGAATTACAACTAAGAGACAATAGAGTATTGTCTTATGATCTGTTAATTGAATTAAAAGATAAAAACTACTTCTCAGGTAAAAACAAACAAATTGGTGATACAGTTCTATTTGGTTTATTAAGTGAGGGTGAAGAAGGAGAACTTAAACATAGATTAATAACCTTTCACGAAGAAGAGATAGGATCCTTGTATGAAGAAGATATTTTTTTCTACAAAGACTCAAAAACAAACAAATTACCAAACATTAAAAAAATAGACAATGGCGGGAATTAAGAAAAAAGAATCAGGAGGATTTAAAGATAAGTTCTCAACAAAAACAAAATATAAAGATACCAACTACTACTTTTGTGGTGAGGCTTTCTTAAGTGCTAGTGGATTACCAGGCCCTGTTATGGGAGGTATCAATATGTTCTTGGGACATAGTAATAGTTCCAAAACAACTGCCATGATATTAGCTGCGGCTGATGCTCAAAAGAAAGGACACTTACCTGTCTTTATCATTACTGAAAAGAAATGGAGTTGGGAACATGCGGTTGAATTAGGTTTAGATGCCAAGAAAAATTCCGACGGAGAGTGGGATGGTGACTTCATCTTTAATGATGGGTTTGATTATATCGAACAAGTTACAGATTTCATTAATGAAGTATTGGATGCTCAAGAGAAAGGAGAAATACAACAATCAATTTTATTCCTTTGGGATTCAGTAGGTTCAATTCCTTGTAAGATGACTTTCGATGGTAAGGGTGGTAAACAACATAACGCAGCAACACTTGCCGACAAGATTGGTATGGGAGTTCACTCAAGAATTTCTAAATCAAAGAAAGAAGATTATGCTTACTACAATACTTTGGTGGTTGTAAATCAACCATGGGTGGCTCTTCCTGACAATCCATTTGGACAACCGACGATTAAGGCAAAAGGTGGTGAGGCTCTATGGTTGGCGTCTTCGTTAGTATTCTTGTTCGGTAATCAAGCAAGTGCTGGTATTAACCACATCACAGCAACTAAGAATAGTAGAACTGTAAGATATGCAATCAGAACTAAGATTTCAATCTTGAAGAACCACGTAAATGGTTTAGGATATAATGACGGTAAGTTAATTGCTGTACCTCAAGGATATATTGAAGATACTAAAGAAGCATTAGAAGCTTATAAGAAAGAGTATTCTCAATATTGGAATGGTATCTTATCAGGAACTGGTGAGATTACTTTGGAAGAAACCACTGATGACATTAGTGAGTAATATATTTGTTAACGTTTAAATAAGACATGTGTCTAAAACTTTATTGGTAGATGGTGATAACCTTTTTAAAATTGGTTTTCACGGGGCTAAGGATCTCTTTAACGACGGTTCACATGTGGGTGGGGTGTATCACTTCATAAACATATTGCGTCGATTTTTGGAGGAGTATAACTTAGACAAGGTGGTTGTCTTTTGGGATGGGGAATCGAACTCATCTGCCCGAAAATTAATTTATCCTCAATATAAGGCAAATCGTAGATTCAGTATGGATGAGTCTAAATACGAATCTTATTTACAACAAAAGAATAGAGTTAAACAATATCTCGAAGAGGTATTTGTTAGACAGGTTGAAATAGACAATAATGAGGCGGATGATTTAATTGCCTATTATTGTGGAATGGCGAACGATGAGACAATAATCATATTTTCATCGGATAAAGATTTAACACAACTGATATCCCCCAATGTATCGATATATTCACCGATACATAAATCAATCTATAAGTTTGGGGATAAGATTAAATTTAAAGATATTGAAGTCCCGCACCAAAATGTACTTGTCTGTAAAGTATTCATGGGAGATAAGTCAGATAATATTGATGGAATACAATCACTTGGTGAAAAAACATTTGTAAAATTCTTTCCTATTGTGCAGGAAAAATCCTGCACTATCGAGGAAATAATGGATAATGCCCGAAATATCCCGCAAGAAAAACCTATAAAAGTATTAACAAATATTTTGACTGGTAAAACAAAAAGCGGTATACTTGGAGAACAATACTACCAAATAAACCAAATGATAGTAGACCTTAGTAAACCACTCATAACAGATGAAGGAAAAGAGTTGGTTGAAACTATCTACCGTGAAACTTTGGATCCCACAGACCGAGGTTATAAGAACTTAATGAAGTACATGATGGAGGATGGGTTATTCAAGTACTTACCTAAGAATGATGAAGCTTGGGTAAATTTTTTGAAACCGTTTATGAAACTTACAAGAAAAGAAAAAAGAAAAATTAAAAACTAAACCAAATGAGAGATCAAGATCAAGTAAAGATGGAATTTTTGTTAACACTCAATGAAAACATTGTTGTTCAAAGATTCTTTAATGTCAGAGGATATAATCCTAAGGCAAGATTATCTACGGATTTGTATGAGTACATGTATGATGTTAAAGAGATACTCCACAATTACCTAAGGATGAAAACTGTTGTTTACATGTTAGACAACAAAGATGCAATTGCGTATGATGCAAATGTAATGAACACGTCATTTACTGACGGACCTGAGAATTTTCACCTTTATGTGAAGATTGGAGATGAGACAATTTGTCATAGAATTTTTGACGGAAAATTATATCCACCAAAAGTTCGTTATACAGTGGACGTAAGACCATATTTGAAAGATATCCTTTCAAATCTAACTGACATTTTTTCAAAATACGATTTAAATCACGAATATTGTGGAATCGAGTTGGTGTAACAACTATTTATAAATTCAAGGGGGGACAGAGATATTATGCAGAAAAATTTTGACTATTTAGGAAATACATTCCAGGTTCAATTGTTAAACCAAATTATTGTAGATAAAGAGTTTTCAACAACTATCATGGATGTTTTGGAAACTACGTATTTTGATAACAAGTATTTTAAGATTATCGCTCAGATGACTAAAGAATACTATCAAAAATACCAAGCTACACCAACGTTTGATACACTTGAGCAAATAGCAAAGTCTGAAATATCACAGGAGTTGGTAGTTAAGATTGTGTTAGACACTCTTAAACAAATTAAAGATGCTCCGTTCGACGGAAGTGTCTTTGTTCAAGAGAAGGCCTTGAAGTTTTGTAAACAACAAGAACTTCAAAGGGCAATGAAAAAAGCCCAAAAGATTATTGATGAAGGTGACTTTGAATCTTATGACAAAGTTGAAGAACTTGTTAGAGAAGCAATTCAAGTTGGGGAAAGAGACCTTGGGACGGGTGATGTATTTGC